GAATTTTGATGTTTTTCAATTGTTTTTGTCATCACAAGCACCTTTCTATTTGAAATTGAAACGATTTTGTTTAACAAATTGATAAGTTAATGCTTTAAAAAGCTTTTAAAACAGTTTTTAATTCGTTAAACAGATTGAAAACTCAAAATGAATGCACACAAAAGCGTTTTAAAACTCTAAAAGTTCTTCATTAACAATCAGAAGTGAACAAAGAACAAGCTTTTAAAGCAAACAAAGCTCTAATTCAATGGTATCCATTTGAGAAGCATGGGGTTCGAATAGGGAACTGCATAGATAGAGTCTAAAAGACTCACAATTACACAAAAGAACTTGTTTTAAACCAAAAGAACAAGAGTTCAAAGACCAAAAACGATCTCTGAACTCTAAATTCAATTGGTTTGGAGAAAGAAGTGACAGGTAAGCGGCAAAAAGCTACTTTATTCGTCTATTTCTGCTTGTCTACAAACTGGTTTGTATTGGGCTTCATCAGACAGCAAGGGTATTGTTGTCATGATAATCTCAATAGCACGCTCATTGGACTCCTGTATCATGGCTGCAGGCGCGTCGTCTGGGCATGAAGCAAACCGGGCCATAAGGCCTGTTGTACAGTATTTCTTTTCAATCTCGTCAAAGCGCCACCAGTTCCAGAAGTCATCAAAAGGATCATAAGGATTGTCTGTGGTAGTGAGCCACCACTGTGTAATCGTTCTGCTCATTACTCACTTCCTCCTTGATAGGTGCCTAAATTTATGGAGGATATGGTTGACTTAGATACCCCCACGTACTTGGCGATATCCTCCATGGTCAGACGGCTATTGGGGTTGTCCATATCTGCCAGCATCTGCTTAACAAGTGCTATTTTACGAGCGCTAAGACCTCTACGTTCCTTAGGTGTGGCCCGCTTCTTATAGTCATCTTCATCAGCATTGTTAAGGAGCTTATTGAGGGTGGTCTTATTAATGGCACCACTCTGTATGGCTTCCCACTCTCTATCTGTAAATATGATTCTCTGTTTCTTGGCCCCTACTATTCGTCTAGCAGGGGTTATCTCTTTAGCAAGGAGCTTACGTTTCTCTCCCTCGGTCATCTCATTGCCGACAAGAGCCCTGGCGTCAGCTTCCATCTTAACTTTCTGTGCAGCAAGACGCTGAGCCGCCCTCTCCCTGGGTGCATTCTTCTCAGCAACCACCAGTTTAGCCTTAAGATCCTCTACTTCTTTAGAATATAATTGTGCAGCCTCTTTGCTGTACTCAATACTCTCAGTTTTAGTGGATTTAAGAAACTCCTTACGGGCCCGGTTGCCAAGTGCTTTGCACTCATTAGCGTAGTCTGCATATATTCTTTCAATGACGTTGTTTTTATCGCCAACCAGCGTATATGCATCCTCGGTCTCAAGCATCTTGGTTGATTTAAAGTTGCGAGGGGGTATAGTATGTTCCTGACCATCCTTACCAATATAAGTCTTAGGTTTCTGAACATTCCAGATCTTACGGCCCGTCTCGGGGTCAATATCATAAGGGTGGTTACTCACGCGCTGTGGCTGCATATCAGGGCTTTTTGCTCTGGATAACAGAGTCGCTACACCGCCTCCCTTTTGATATTTCTTCTTAAGTTCAGCAATACGGTTTTCTTTGAATGACCGACGATAGTCCAATCCATGCTTTTCGGCATCAATAACGACCATGCTATGCTTTACGGCTCTAGCTAATTCGTCGTCATCAGCACCCTGGATGGTCATATCCGTAATAAGATTAGATATAATTCCCATCTGTCTCTGCGTGTTGTCACTAGACATGCGCTTCATTCCAGGATATCCCTTGTATTCTTCTTTGGGATCGAAGTCCTTAAGCTCCTCAAGAGCGGGCCGTACCTGAATATCATAAGTGTATTTGCCGTTCTTTGTAGGGCGCTTGGGGTTCGGTATGACAAGAACCGTGTCGCCATCAAAATCAGCACCTGAAAGCTTATCAGCAGAAGATTTAGTGATTCCGACAGCATCGAAGGCTGTCTTGCCAATAACCTGTTGCCCTTCTTTACAACGATTATTAACAATAAGCTGTTCCAGCTCGAATTTACCGCCATGAGGATATCGGATACAAACCACTTCTTCGCCATCTTTAAAGCCAGGAGCATAGATTTCGTTGGGCTTCAACGTAGTCATCGGAATTATAACATTCCATGCCTGCCTAGGAATTGCGGCAGCTTTTAAATGAACTGCGGCAGCATCGCATTCGTCAGCATACGACTTAAGCATGCGCTGTTTAATCGCAGGATTAGTAAGGGACATGATTGTGTCAAATTCGTCCTTGCGATTATCCAAATCGATTTGTAACTGCTTTTTAGCTAGAGCATGGGGCTGTTTACTCAAGAACTGGGACGCAAGCGTCTTCTGCTGGTCTGCCCAAACGCCCTGTTCTTTTACGATATTGACAACGCCAAAATGAGTCTGGCCTTTGTCATCAACCCATTCATTCTGGTCTCTAATCGTAGCGCCAAATCCATTCAGTCCTTCGCCTTTAAGAGGCTTAAAGACCGTATTGTCTTTATCAGCGCCAAGCATAGGCGTTCCCTCGTGCTTATTAGTGTTGAAGCGAATATCCACACCTTCGGGAAGATCGTCAGAATATACTGCCATCCCCTTAATATAATGCGAATTATCAACAACAATACGAACCTGGGCATAGTTGCTCTTTCCAAGGTTGAGTTCAGGAACGCCTCTACGAAGCTCAACAAGTCCGTCTTTAGCTAATCCTCCTTCTTCGTTGTAAAGAACCATACAACGCTTGGAATCGATACTTAAAGGGTCATGAAGTTCCTTCTTTTTAGGACCATCTCCAAGATCGACGATGTTTAAATCGTCCATCGGCTTGATTTCTTCGATGTGGTTATAAATATAATTCTTGGGAGTGCCTTTCTTAGACAGAACAAGCAAATGCGTGTCGTAACCGGTGCCAGCCTGAGGAATACGAGGTTTACTAAGGACATAGCCTTCGTCTTTAAGTGCCTGAACAAGCTGTTTCATCTTGGTTTCGCTTACACCAAGATTGTGCTCATTACCAAGTCCTACATCGAGATGGCCATGTTTTTCAATCTGTTCTCTGAGGATCTCTTTATACTTCTCTTCTTTATCGATCTTTGCCTGAGTGTAATCGGCAAGGCGATTTCGAACAGTGGTAGGGGTTAAACCTGTTTCTTTGGCAATATCTCGAATAGACATGCCTTTTTCTTTACTGAGTCTAATGCATTCGGCTCTTTCATCAGCAATTCTTTCAACATTAGACTGAGAAATATAAGCTCTTAACTTATTCTGACTTGTGCCATACATCTCGGCTATTTCAGCCATAGAGATACCTTCTCCACGTAGTCTATCGATTTCTCGTCTGCTCCATGGAATAGTATCCTGATGCTGTCCAGGATTCTTACCTGAGTCCTTAGGATAACGACCAGAACCTCTTTGAGATTCGCTGGCAAGTCTTGGATCGTCTCGTCCTCTGCCTTCATGTCTTAAGAAAGGTCCAACTAATCTAGAATATAATTCATTCATACATCGATTCCTCTCTTTCTGTCTTGATGTCATCAACTCGAATAATCTGATCCATGATTTGTGCAATCTCGTCTGGGTCAGGCGTAACCTCGTTAATGTCGTCGTACTGATAGATTCTCAAGTTGTGCTTAATGCTATGAGGATCGTATCCATACTCAAGACAGAACAGGGCATCGTAGATTAGCAGCTGATCCATTTTGCCTGGATTCGCGCCTGTTTTAAGGTCGTGTATCCGTAAGAGTCCTCTATCAAATTTGATAGCATCCGCATGTCCGAAGACACTTGGTGAAAAATATAAGCATTGCTCTGGCGTCATTCCGTACTTAATTGCGTCGTTGACATAGAGCGATACAGTGTCAGCAGGTCTTTTGGGTAAGTTGCGTCCAAGCTGAATACTCTGACAAGCATAGTCATGAAGCTTTGTGCCAAGAACCATTGCTTCTTTCGCTTCTAAGAAGCTTCTGATTTTTGCCTCATCATAGCGAAGCCAGCTTGGAGTAGATGGACTAAAGATCGCATGTTGACCTTTAAGCCGATAATGCTCGTTCCATTTCATCTAGTACCTCCTTAGCGTTTTCTGGAAATATAATCCTGGCGAACGACATCTCATTGAACAGCCATACATAGAAATCCTGATTAGGCTGATGCGTTGCCTTAGACTTTCTCTTTCCTTCAAGGACAGCCCACTTGTCTTTGTACAAAACAATTAAGTCAGGTACGCCTTGCCTTTCTGAAGGATCTAGATGAAAAACAAAAGAACCTGGAAGTCTGACTTTTATTTCTTTGATAAGTTTCGTCTTGAATTTACTTTCAAGCATGTTTCTTCTCCAAAAGAAAAAAGAGGCCGGAACGATGTGTCATGTATATCGTTTCTTCCTCTCTATTACAATGATTGTAAAATGTGCACACCTACAAAGATCCACAGAAGGATCTCTCATTAAATTTCTTCTTCTGTTTGAGTGCACGATGTATTGCGTTGTCTATTCCTGCGTGAGAACGAATGTGATAGTAATATAAGTCTGAGAACGGAGAGTTCAATCTATCAATTCGTCCTGCTGCCTGAACGGTTGATTTGTACGAATAGTTTTGGCTGTAAAATATAATTGTGTCTGTCTCTGTGCAGTTCCATCCACTGTCGCCTGCTGCGTACTGAACGAGGTAAGCCCATCGTTCTGCTTTGGGTATCTGCTCGTGCTTTTCGCCATCCCATTTAGCGACAGCTATTCCTTTTGTGTTGCACAGTCTGGTCAGCAGATTGGCCTCATAAGTGAAGTTGAAAAATATAATCGCCTTCTGATGCGTGTCAAGCAAGTCCGAAACCATATTCAGCCTTCGCTCATCGCTATTAACTATTCTTCTTAGCAGATAGCACAGCTCACTGGCGTTAATTACGGGACGGTTCTCGTAAATATGCCATCGGTCTCTAAGAACAGTCTTGTAGAGTGACGATGAATATGGAGCAATCACGTCCATATGGTGATACTCTATGTTCCTCTCAAAATCCATAGGCACGAGAATCTTGTCTCTGTAATAATATAATTTCCTCACATTCACATAGCGGTCCACAGCCCAATACTTGACATATGGCTTAGGAATCACATGTTGCTTAATGAAGTCGGTTCGATTCCTATAAAAGCCATTAGCAATAAAAACAGGACAATAATCCATGAAATTATCACCAGGAGTAGCAGACAAAAGAATCCACTCATTCTTCTTAGTAATGGAGAGAAAGGCTTTAACCCATGCCCCTTTGCCGACTACTCGCTGTTCATCAAATATAAAGAAGGCGCCACTGGCTTGGACGTACTTGCCGATATTGTTCCAGCTATCGACCTTTACGTTAATTCCGTTGTCGTTAGCGCCTTCAAGCAAGCCAAACTGTATGAGCTCAACAGGCCATTCTTTACGGTCTCGCTTCATCGCAGTCGTAATAATATAGAGGTCCTTTGGTTTCTTGATTGTCCAAGTTTCCAAAGAACCTCCACAAATGTAAATATAATAATACGCGAGCGATGTAAGAGACTTACCAGAGCCGACAGAACCATTCAGAATACAACCATTCCGCATCTTTTTGAGTGCGGCTTTTTGGTGTTCTCTTAATTCAAAGCTCATCTAGAATATAATCACTCCTAGAATATAATCACTCCTCGAATGGCATCTCTTCTTCGTCACGGTTGAAGAACTCAGCACCGAAATCATCGTGTTCCTGCTCAATAGTGATAAACATCTGTTTGAGCATAGCCTTACGACCCTTTCTAGCGTTCTTACCTGTTCCCCATTCCCAATCATAAGCTCTGATCTGGACTTTGGCTCTGGTGATGATCGTATCCTCATCATCAAGCTGAAACAGATCTTCAGGCTCAAGCAGGACAGGATCTCCAGAATTTCTTACCAACCAGATGCGAGGCTGGAGCTTTCTGGATACTTCGTAGTTCACGGTGACTTTGAGATGATATGTGGAAGGCTCGGAGGCGTTCTTAGGCTCACGCTCTTTAACGTTCCAGCCGAGATCTTTGAGCCTTTTGTACTCTTCTTCTGTAAGAAATATAGTGAAGGTGCGCTTGGTGTTGGTAGGATCCCAAGGCAAAGGTCTGCCTGAGAAATTACTCCAACCGCCTCTTCCCAAATCTGCATTGTTAAACGCAATAGTGTTGTCCTTATTGTTAACAGTCAAATTAGGCATAATCTTTCTCCTTTTCTAGAAATATAATCATTAGAACGGGACTTCATCATCGTTAGTCTCCGGTGCGTTCATAAAAGGAACGGCGCTGACATAATCATCAACGCCTTCCGATACAAAGGACTCAAAGTCCCCAAGTTTAGAAATATCTTCTACAGCTCTGTCAACAAGCCGCTTGTAATATTCCCGATCGATATCAACTTCTTTTCCCAAAGTCTTAACCGTTTCGGACTCAAGCCATCTGAATTCCTTAGTGCCTCCAACAGCGCTAAATTTGTCACGCTCTTTGCTTTCTCTAAGTAATTCTCCGCCACCGCAACCAGGCTTAATAGGACAGAACTGACCAACTCTACCAACGAAAATATAATTGTGTTCGCCGTCCTTAAGCTGTTCATTCATGTCAAGATACATCGCGGTCGACACCGATCTTGTTTCACAAAGATCCTTGAACTCGATAGGCTCATGACTGAACAAGCTCTTGAATACATAAGGAACCTGAAACTGCTTTCCTGTTGCTGTCCATTCTCCAGCATGCTTTCCGCCTTTGTTACGCTGCCCTTTCATGTCGTACTTGGCAATATAAACAGCATCGTTCATGAGGCACATCTTTTCATATGTGGCTTCATGCTCAAAGTTATAGCCATACTTCTTGCCGAACTCCATGACGAACTCAATAATCTCAGGCGTAGCATTCGGGATCTTGATAGAATCTGTCTTAATATGAGCAACCGTGTAGCCTCTCTTCTGGACTTCCTCTTTGAGGTCAACCATAAATAAGGCACCGCGCTTAGCAACAATATTATCGATATTTCTGGGATCCTTAAAAGGATTATCAAACGTAGCTGTGGTAAAGCCATAGACACTGTTGATTACCAGCTTTAGCGCATCAGACAAAATATCCATGTCCTCGTCGCTTCCTATAGCATCCATAAGAGCGCCACCAAGCAGAGTCTTGAGCTTCTCAGTATCTCTGTGCTTAATAGCCAGACGAGCATCAACTATCTCCTTGAATCTCTGAGTGTATTCCCCAAAGAGATTCAGAGCAATAATGCTCGACGGATGCATTGAAGCAATATCTAAGAGAGCAACATTCCTGTGAATGCCGGGTTCAGCATACACAAAGCCGCCTTCTCCCGGGTCGTGCTTCTTATACATTGACTTACCAGTGATTACTTTGGAAATATAATCATCATGATCAAAGCCTTCCGACCTGTACTCATAGCCAGGGAAGCAAGCGATGTCCATGGTTCCATCGCTTCTTTCACCTGTAGCCAATTTAGTATAGACAAGCTTAGGATTCTTATTGTTCCCAAATATAATCCGTGCCGCATGCGCTCTGTTACGCTCATTGATGCTCAAACCGCTAATCTTAGCCAGAGCCATACGAGCCTTAACGTCTTCCTGATTCGCATCCCAAACGGCTTCTGTAGCGATAACGTCGTTGGCACAATACTCAGCAACAACACCCCACTGATCTTCAGGGACCGGCTCATCCCATCTGAAGCCAAGCTCCTGGTGATGCACCAATAGACCTTTCTCAGCGAGCTCAATCTCCCACTTCTTCAAGCCCTGTTTCTTCTTGCAAATATCATAAATATCAGCTTCAGAAATTCTGTAGGCAGGACCATAGCCATTGAAAGTGTTGTTGATAATACTCTGAGATACCTTGTAGATAGCCATATTATCATTGCCAAGAATACGAGCATACAAAATATGATTATCGTATCCTCTGCAGTTGAAGCCAATGAGTCTGTACTTCTCCACAAAGTCAGAAACTTCCTGAGGCGTAGGATTAATCATGGTCATTACAGGATTTTCCTTGCCGAGTTTTTTCCAGCAAATTAAAAGAAGATTCTGGAAAACCTCAATGTCAAATATAACAAGGGGTTTAGAAGAATCTTCTTTCGCTTTGGCTTCTTCGTAATCGTCAGGCTGGTCATGATCCTTGATCACAGCTTTGACCCAGCTCTCAGGCAATGTCCGTACTTCAGGATTCAGGTCTTTCTCTTCGAAGTCCTTGGATTTGAACTTCATCTTGCCTACAAGGCGCATACACTGTTTGGGCTGATTATGGCTGTTAAGCGCAAAAGACCTGATTTTGGGGCGCAGGTCAGTAACATCATAAGACACGCCATTGTTATAGGCTTTCTCCAGCTCTGAGAAAATATAATTAACCTCAGGCGTTGTGTGTCCGTGATGTTTCTTCGCCAAACAGTTCTTAATCAGACTCCGCAACTGCGCCTCACTCTTAATGCTGTCAACATTAAGCATAGTTGTGGTGTCTCCTTTCGTTGGCAGTCCGCTGCTGATAGTAGCAATCGGAACATCGTTGCAATAACTCAGCCTCCTTCTGAGCGATGCATTTCCTCTGTACACCTTGATTTCCACATTGTCATCATACATACGGCGTAACGCATTAACATCTCCGTCATAAACATAATGCAAATGGATACCGCCTCCGCTTTTACTGAACTCAGCATAAGTCGGAGGGAACTTCTTGGCATACTCCAGGTTAAGCTTCATGGATTTGTTGCCATCTTCGTCCTTAAGATCAAGGTCGATAATGATATGCCCGTCGGGTAACAAAATGTAATGAACCTTGGACGTATCCAAATCCCTAAGCTTCGTAGTAACTCTGTCCCATGGCTTCTCAGGAGTTCCATCTTCTTTAGCATACTGAGCAGGACAGTCTGCAAGAATATAATCAAGAGAACTCTCTGTCTTGTCCAGATTGAGCCAATCGAAGGGCATTGTTACCTTCTCAGCTTCTGCTTCCTTAGCCTCAAGCTCTTCAATGGGAATATAATCATCCACAAAGTCTTCTCGAATCTGAAACTTGTCGGTTTTAAATCCTTGATAGACATTGCGAATGCGTTCTCCGTTACCGACTCTGGCTCTCTCGGTAAACTTTTCGAAATAGTTAGCTAGTTCCGATTTAAAGACTCGAAGACTCATAGGATATGACAGCTTGGCTTCTTCCACATAATCCTTGTACAGAGTCCAGGCATGTTTAAGAGTAATATAATTTTCTGCATTGAACTCGTCATAATTATCATAGACAAAGTTATACATGTCATTGGTAGCGCTGAACATGCTGGTCGGTTTGTACTTGTCATAATAACTAATGCCCATTTCCTTATACCTGTCGATACAATGCTGAGCAATAGCGCCAAGTTCAAACTTAACTCCGTTCGTGGCTCTGTCATAAACATCATGCTGAAGAAGTTTACCAGTTGGCTGAACATCAATAAGCCTTCTGATCAATCCAGACTTAGCATCCGTAATAGCCACCGGACTGTTGGTACCCATAAATAAAAAAGTCGAGAAGCAAGCATCATACTGAGCTTTATACTTCTCGTTTACAGTCATGGGTTCATGAGCAACAAGGCTATTTAAGAGCGTATTGTCTTCAATTCTGTTAAGCTTGCCGTCAAACTGAATAGCGACCAAAGGATTTGACCTAAACTGAGATAAGGCAAACTGGTTATTACTTGACGTAAGAGACTTTGCGTTAAAGGAAATTGTATAGCCCTGAAATATAGCCTCCACTATTCTCAGAACTGTTCCCTTACCGATACCTCCTTCACCGTACAGGACAAGGAACTTCTGTATCTTACGAGAGTCGCCAGTCAATATAGAACCAACAGCCCACTCAATCTTGTCTCTCTCCTCCTCAGAATATAATGTATTCATCAGAGTATCATAGCAAGGTGTTGGACCGTTAGACAATGAATAAGGCAAGCGCTTACTTACATAGTCTTCCTTGGCAACCTCGTCATCACGGAAAGTTACAGTACTATCCAATTCGTGATAGAGGTCTGGACTAGCCTTAAGATACTTCTTCCAGTCGGTGAGTTTGCTGGTAGAGAATTCGGACATGGTCTTGACAATATAATTACGATCCGTTCCGTACTTCTGCTTCAACTCCTCGACCTTATGCCAGAGTTCGTTGTCAACCAGCCTAAAGACGTCGTGCTCATCTGTAGACCAGAGTCCGAGCGCTTCGTCCCAGATAGCATAGAAAGCTCCGCCACGAATCATTACATCGCTGACTTTCTTGTTGCAAATATAATCAGGTGAAACTTCGATGGAGGCGTCCTTGTTTACCTTGGTTTTAATTTTTATAAAGTCAAGCATCGTTCATTTCGTACCTCCTAATTTGATGAAAAATTGGGCCAAATGGGCGGGACAAATTGGGCCTCAAACAACTTTTTATATATGTTAATTTTTTCTATATAAAGGTAGAAAAAAAAGTGGGCAAAGTGGCCCACCCCCCTTAAATGTGCAAAAAAGTGCCAAAAAAGTGCCATTTTTGTGCAAAAAGTGCCATTTTTGTGCAAAAAGGTGGGCCATTTTTGTTTCGAAAAAGTGGGCCAAAAGTGGCCCACCCCAGGTAAAAGTGGCCCACCCTGAGGCTATTTTTGGGGTTTTTCGCCCTTCATAATCCAATTTTGTCCACCAAATATGCTTGAGCCTGCGACCACACCTCCAAATCCCTGAAAAGTGGCCCACCCTTGTCCCGGCCTATTTTCACGTTTTTGAAGATGTTTCCGTCCCCATTTTCCTTGTATTTTCGGCTCATAAACCGGTTCAAAATATAATCAACCTGGTTCTCGTTATAGTGTTTATCATCAAATTTGAGTAGTCCGAGATTGCTAATCATGTCCCAAAACCACTCTCCAGTACGGTCATCGATGCCGCCTTCGGCCATAATATCGACCTCAATTCGCCTGGCTAAAGCTACCAAAAACTCCAGCAAAGAGCACGGTCCACTCAGATATTCTTCCGCTTTTTCCCGCTCTTCGTTATCGAAATTACGTTCACAAGTGTACAAATATCTGAGTGTTTTACCGTCCGAAGCCCTGTTTGCATCCATGTCGATAATCCATACAAATGGCGTTCTGTGCAGTTTATCGCACAACATAGAGTATTTTTCGCCAAGCTCAGAGATCCCTTTCAGCCAAATATAATAGTCTTTCTGAACTTCAACTTTATCCACTTAGTCCTCCCATTCACTATCAGAACAGGTAATAAAGTTCTCTCCGAAGTCAGCTTTCACGGTGATCATGTAGTCGGCGTTGTAGTAATTGTTCCTCACAAATATAACATCGCCATTATTGACGTCTCCGGTCCAGAAATCACCCACAAATTCAGGATATCTTTCCATCCACTCGCCATCTTCGGTCACCATTTTACCGTCACGAGTGTAATATGTGAGCTCTTCCTTACTGTAATCGAAGCAAGTTGTGTCGAAATCGGTCTCATCAATGCGCTGGATCTTGTCCGCCATCACTATGAGCTCTTCTGTTTCGACTTCTTCCTCTGAAAAATACCCGTCTTCTCCCGGAATATCATCCTCAATCCCGTCATTTTCCTCGTCAAAGGCGCCAGAATATCGCCGTCTGCCTGCTTCAGCCTCTCCTTCAACGCTGTTTTGGACTCCATTAGCCTTCGATCGGTCCTCCTCCGCATCGCTATCAGCAGCTAATCCGCCCTCATTAACGCACTTTTTGCCCGAAATCTGGTCCGCGAGGGTCTGAATTGCTACATTCTGCTGGGAAATCTTATCTCTAAGCTCAGCGTTTTCCTCTTTGAGCGCCTTCATGTCGTCCTTATGCCGCAGAGATTGCTCATTAAGCTCCCGATCGAACTCATCCCAGTACTTTTTCTGCAGAATTTTCTTAGTCGCAACCGCAGAAATCACCGCTCCGATGACTGCACCTGCCGAAAATATAAGCAGTTTACACAGTTTTACGTTCATCCTCGTCTCCTTTCTTATCCTCATCTGGCCCAAGACAGTAATCGGGGTCACAGACATCGCCATTCTTGCCACAAATATAACACCAGCCGACTCTGTGTCCTCTTATTTCAGCCCAACCGAGAATCCTAAGAGGGCATTTACCCCAATTACTGCCTTTATCCATCTATTTTACCTCATTTCATGGCCTTGTAAACCTCGCTATAGTCCCCATTTGTGACCACAACGTCATAATTAGGATCCATAACGATGACCTTATCGAAGCCATTGACATAATTCTTGGTATCTTTGTTGTAAACTACCTTAGGTCTCAGGTTAACGTGGCAGTCCTTGTCCGCTCTTGTGGGATCATAAGTCCACCAAGTGTTACGCCATACCAGCAGCTGTTCCTTATTCTTAGGAGCAATGCAGAGAATATTCGCGATTTGGTCAAGGGAAATGGCGCCCTGTTTCTGCAAGAGAGGTGTGAAAATATGACTCTGGTAATCGAGAATAGTCGCCAGATCATGCTGAGCATCGCCCACATAACGAGGAGAAGTCCTGTCGAAGGTCAGGGTGAAGAGCTCTACCTGATTCAGGTCTACAACGTCGTTAAATGCCTCTATACGGGACGTTTCGATGCCGTTGGTATCAGTGTACCTCACCTCTGCTAAATCGTCTCTACAGCCCATTTTGAGCCTCTCAAGGGCATCCTCGCCGTACTCTCTACGCACCCCATCTTCCAGCACCTGATACTTGTTTTCAAGCGCAATATAAGCAGCCGAGGTGCCGTTCAGCCAGTATGTAACTATCAACTTACTGGCCCATAGGGCACCAACACCTCCTACCATCAGTAACACAGATATAATGTACTTGGGGCCGACCTTCTTAACGACCTTCCAGCGGATACCACGGATCTCTTTCTTGCAGGCTTTGATCTCGTCTTTGTTCTCTTTGTCCTTAAGAGTCTCCTTAATCTCCTGGATCTCTTCCTTAGCCTCTGAAATATCATCAGCGCTCTCTGCAGAAGCCTTGCAAGCCAGCACCACACCAGCAATTGTGCATACTGTACCGGCAACTGCCAGGATCGTAGGTGAATATTTCTTGATAAATAAGCCCGTTTTGACCAGAGTTTTCCTGATTCCCATGCCAAATCTCCTTTCTGGGAAAAATATAATGAACGGTTAGAAAAATAAAAGGAGCTGTGGTAATCTTCTGCCAACAGCCCCTTTTCTCAGTATTCAGTTTTTCTTAAGTGTGTCTTTGACGATCACACGGACCTCCTGCACGCTCTTGTTGAGTCTTGCCGCGGCTTTGTCGCCCATTTCTTCTTTGACTCTGGTCTGATAGCCAAAGTCATAAATGTCGAGACAGACCTTTACGCCTACGATAGCTCCAAAAGCGATACCAGCAGCGAGTGTCTTGATCATACTTTTCTTTTTCATCCTGCACCTCCTAAGTGAAATATTGCTACTCTACTATAGGAGCTGTAATATTAGATCACTCGACTTTAGGCTCTTCCTGGCCTTTCATCCAGCTGGGCTTAGGTCCTCTGCCGAGAATATAATTAAGCCCATCCATGCCGAACACAGCTCTCAGTGCCACGTAAGCTGCCGCTGTGATGATAACCTTGCCTGCTACCAGTCCTGCACCGAGTTTTACACCGTAGAAAAATGTCTTCATAGTTTCGATCTCCTTTCTAAATATAATCAGTTGTCTCTGAACTGTCTGAAGTCTTCGAGTGCCCAGCCGATATAGGACAGACTCGCAATTGCTCCCAGGCAAGCGAAACCTACAGCACAGCCAACACCCATAATACTCCACAGCAAACTCTTGATCTTTTTCATGATTTTTCTCCTTTCGTTTTTAAAAATATAATGAAAAACAGAAGAGCCGCTGTAATCTTCTACAACGACTCTTCGCTTCCATATTCAGTTTTTACTTTTCGGGTTCAATACCCAAGATTCCGCAAATAACACCTTCTGCTCCATTGCACATGCACCTATAACCAACTACGGTCATGGCGCTTCCGACAATGATAAGCCATGCTCTTCTTGCTTTTGTCATCTTGTTACCTCCTGTAAAAATAGTCTTTCTATTACAAGAGCTGTAAAATATAATCACTCCATCGCTATACCAATCAGGATTAAAAAGAATATTGTCCCGACCCACACATATTCCCAGCTAAAAACAAAAGCTCCAGCCGAAGCCAGAGCCAATACACAAATAAGACTTAATAAAAATGGAACCGCCATGGCAACCACAGCGATCAGGACTCCCCAAAATATAAGGGCGATCATGGCCATGAATACCTTAATCAGCAGTTCCAAGTATCCTGCTAGCGTTGGTTTCATTTTTCAACCTCCCCGCAAAACTCATCAACAAATATCACACCGGAGTTAGATCCATAAAGCGGTCCTCTCTTTGGCGGCTCCCTAAAATTCGCAGCTTCAGCTTCATCAAGCTTCTTATTCAATTCTTTAATAACTTTCAATGCTATTGCTCCCGCCTCTCGAATCTTTTCGTAATCCGTTGACCCATGCTCAAGAATATAAGCTGCTTCCCAGTAAGTCATTTTTCCACCCTCTCGAACCGTCTTATCTGCTCATCGACTTTTTCATTCCACATACATTCGGGTCTTGCCCATATCTTAGAAATCATACCGACAGGACGATAAATAACAAGTTTTTCTCCTGTTTCTGTATGTACTGCATTTCCGATTACTTCATACAAACCGCCTTTATAATGCTTGTAGAATCCGTTTTCAATCATTCTGTCGCCTCCTTACCAGTGATCGCATCGCGCAGTCTCGTAAGATAATCCATAACTAGAAGCGTTTTATAATCTTCTTCCATGTTTTCGACTTCACAGAGAGCATTCTGCACAAGTCCGACCATGTTTTCGTATTCACCATCCGTATACAGTTTCACGCTCTTCACTTCTCAACCTCCTTAAACCCTGACCACGTATCTCCAGGATCTTCAAAATAAGTCACAATGATAGGATTACCTTTATCGTCTCTTACGGCGTGATTAATATCATGCGTTAAACGACAGTACCTATAACAAGGACCATTACAGTCCTGCTTCTTATCACAAAGATAAAGAGGTATTTTCTTACTCATTCTGCAACCTCCCTTTCCGGCAACGCTAAGATCACAGAAATAGGCGAATATCTATAATTTACCCTACTGGACCTACAATTAGGAAAAAAGCCAGAATTCCACGCTATAGGACAGTTACGGCATCTAGTAAATGAATCTTTAGTAACAGATTCAGCGTATTCGCATAAAAAGCAATCTGAATTCACGCGCTCATTAGGAAAATGCTCATCAACCCATTTTCCCTTGAATTCCACTCTTTCTTGGTAAGAAGGAGTGTCACCCAACTCAGCTTGCATGTCAGTCCACATTTGTCTATGCAGCTCTATGGCTTCTTCTCTTGTAAGCTCTCTATTCATGACACTTCTCCTCCAAGCAAGCTATGGCTATATCGAGCGCCTCTCTCTGTATTCTAGTGCCGCCATTCATTGAGCACAAATATAACCAATCCTGTAGGTTTCTCAAAACCTCAATAGCTTCATCAGGACTCATCATAGCGTAACCTCCAGACACTTAATCGCAACTTTGAGAGCCGTTACAAGCGCATCGTCTTCAATATCCCAAGCGCCACATTCCTCGAAGTCTTTAGCGAATTCTCTAAGAATGCCCGCCGCTTCATCTGGAGACATAAGAAGTTTCTTGTCGACAATATGCTCTCCGAAGTCATAATACATTTTCTCAATGATCGACTTAGCTGCTAGCCTGGGCTCAACCATAGCCATAATATCTTCGAAAGGACACTTCTGGGTTTTTACTCTGACTGGCTTTCTTGTACGATCCCTCATTACAATCTTGACTACTCTCTTGTCGTAGTCGGTCTCAACGGCCCACTTAAGATTATTCCCGTTATCATGCGGCAGTTTCCCCAGTTCATCGATGAAAATTTCTACATTTGTCATAAATATCCCTCCAAATCTATTGATGGTACAACGTTTCTCTCAGACACAATATGCCCATAGCCTTTATCGGTCGGAATCTCAATGAAATTCATTTCTATTCTAACGGGGGCTGGTCTTCTGAATGTAGCTTGAGCTATTCCATCAGCATACATAATGAACTCGTCCATGGGTTCGACATGTATATCGCCTGACTCCAGTAATACATGAGCTAGCACCCAACGATCACCCATCTTGAAATTAATCCATACTGGCTTACCGATCTCTATCGCCGCAAAGTCAAATATAATGGCCCCGCAATACTCGCACTTGTGGCCAGTAAGCGGAGCCCCACAGTTAGGACAGTTAGTCATAGTACCTCCTCAACTCTCTTCGCTGCAGCTTCCTTGACGATCTTCGTCTTGGATAATCTCTCAGCCAACTTGTCTGCTGCTTTGTTGATGATCTCTTCGCGATTGTCGTTCATGAAATCATCAATGGCTTTCTTAAGAGCAGGACCAGGCTGCCCATCTCCCCAGTAATTTCTTTCGTCGCCAATGTGAGATTTGCACACTTTAATGACTTCATCTTTCAGCGCATTGGCCGCCTCTTGCTCAACCTTATTTGCAATATGCGCGTCATCAATGCTGATTGTAAATTGAACTAAATGATCCATAGAACCTCCTAAATATAATTACTCTTGCTCTATCTCTATCATCTCCACCGAATCAGCAACACGCTTTGAATAAAACCAGTTGGTCCATGGATTATTAGCCCAGTGCTTTTCAGAATAAACAGATAGATTCCACTCAGTGATTTCCTTAATTATGTCAGATTTTGAAACATCTTCGTATTCGGATGTAATCAACTCATATCGCTCGCAAAGGGATTCATATTTAATCCGGTTTTTCTCGATAACGACATCAACACCGACATGCGCCATTATAATAAGAAATACCATAATAATAGCGGCAATAGCTCCAACTACAGCAACTACAAAGCCACATTCCTGAAGTCCATAATTGTAGGTTTTACCTCCTTTAATGCCCATGTACAGGCCAGCAACCAATATAGCAAATGCAATAAACGTTAAGATCATGTTTGATTCTCCTTTCTAAATATAATCGTCATAGCCAGACTTAATACAGCGATCCTCGAACTTCTTATAGGCATCGAGATACCACTCTTCCTTATCCCCGTTATATGTGACCTCGTAGTACATACCATCAGGCAGAGAAGAACTAATAAGGAATTTCCAGTTCTGTATGGTCTTGCATTTCCACACGGTATAAACATCGAAATATACTTCGCCGTCTGTTTTATCGAGATGCTCCTTGATATACCTAGCTACGATGATGATCGCTTTGGTTTCCATATCGGCGTCAATGCCAACATTAGATAAATTTTCGTCCATTTTATTCACCTCCACTTCCTTTTTACACAATGTTTATACGCTTTATTACCTTATTTGTCTGATCCCTTTCATAGGCAATCAAAATTCTGCTGGCGTGAGATTTTATAGCTTCTTCTCTATGCTCGTTTTTATCAAATATCAATCTTTTCTCAATTCGTCCAAGATCCAGTTCAAGCTGTTTCTCCACATCATAGCAGCGTGCATAATTTGATTCAGCAGTTACTATGATGTGCTGTAGAGCTTTTTGATAGTTTGAATATTGACTCACAATGCCAGGAATATAATGACCAAGTTCATAGAGACATATGGGCTGAACACTATCTGACTCGCAGAAATACATACTAAAAATATCGCAAAAATTTAAATAGTCATATTCCCACTTAATCTGCTCATCAGAAGCGGTTTTATTGGCAGTATCAAAAGATAATCTTCTAGGGTTAAAGATGATCAGTCTATCCGTGTTTATCTCATTGTCTTTAGCTATTTCCTGAATCAATTCACAGCATCGGTCTTGCCAATCCCAACACTTTGTTATACCACCCGCCAGAAATACGTACGTGCAACTACCATCAATCTCACTTACGTCCGGTCTTGTGGGAGAAATATATACTTTCATATTTCACCTCCACTGAATCATCAGATATTTTGTCTTGCTGTTGCCGTCAATCCTGAATACACCCTTCATACCATTCTTTAGGTTCATCTCGATCGCCCCGGAATCTAAACGCTTATAGGTGTCCACGATCTCATCCAGATCCACAATATCCTTCGCGCCTTCTTTGGCGAACTCATACAGTCTTGTTGGGGTCATAATTCCTCCCTAATAAATATCATGATACTTACTATGATGCGTATTGTAATATACGCTCCACCAGCTACTATGACTGCAAAAGCTGCAGCGAGTAAAGCAATACAGAACATGCTCAACAGCAAATCGATTGTCGTATCAAACATCTTTATCCTCCTCTTTAGCTCTCCTAATAAGCTCCATGCATTTATCCGTGCTTTTAACTGCCGTTTTATATGACTCGCGACTTGGAATGTCGACGCAATAATCGCTAAGAATACAACCGTCGCAAGCGTGCTGGCTTTCGTCTCCCCTAGACTCACAGAACGAATTTATAGCGTCAAGTTTCTGTAGGAACATATCCAGAGACTCATCTCTATTGCTCATACTTTATCCTCCATCTCACACAGAAATGCTATATTACAAGCCAGATGCCACAGGTGAGGGAAACCGCTTTCTTTATCTTTCCCTTGAGGATCGTCCAAATATGCAAGGAAATGTCTGAATGTCGCATTCCGATATCTCTCGATCGCAACCTGCTTCCAGTTATCAGGTCCGCCCTCAGGATACTTCTTATTACCATACATGCGGATCGCACAAATATCGTGAATAATTCGCCTGGGTACCAGAGTAAGTTCTTCCTTACCGTAGTCTGCTTTGGCTTTCTGATCGGAAGATGAAGAACTATATGTTCCGAATAGAATCCGTGTAGCTGCCTCTCTAGGATTATTCGTACCTATCAGATCTTTCATAACCTTTTCTGCAACTTCCTCTCTCGTCATCTCAGTACTCTCACGCCTTTCCTCCATGACCTTCTGGTCTCCTTTCTCTGTTCTTTCCACGTCCTCCTTCCAAAGTGCTTCAAAAATTTTATCGATATCCTCGTCTGGCAAATTAGTCCAAGCCGTACTAAATGGGTATTGTTGACAAAGGTCATAGATTCTGCAGTGTGTCGGATAACAGGTATGACTGTTACACCAATTACATAAAGACTTAACCTTCTCGTCTTTCGTCATAGTACCTCCTTTACTCGACAACCAAAATGTCGTTAAGTGTTACATTAAGCATAGAGGCTAAGATAAGCATGTTATCAATTGTTGGAAGACTCTGTCCGTGAATCCATTTGTACACGGCATTCGGCGTAGAGAACCCGCAAGCTTCCTGAACATCTTTTACCGCAATACCCGCCTCCAAGCGCATACGGTTAATGTTTTCTCCAGTGGCTATGAGATTGATAGTCGGGATACTCATCTCAGCCTCTCCTTTCTACATAAAACAGTGGTCTTGCCAACGTTCGGGTTGCTTAAAATAGGCATGCAGAACAGCATCTAAAGTCCTTTTCTTCTTAATGGATTCCTGCTCTTTCTTCCATTTAGAATATAATCGGCAATTAGCATGGCATTCTGCATCCCTAAAGTCGCACCCTTTACACGGGCACTTCATAATTACTCCTCAATCGGAACAGGCTTAGGCAAGTCGATATAATACCTGCCGTCCGTCGTCCTCCTGACCATCGCCGATCTGAGATCATACCAGCCCCAGTCGTTATAGGTGTAGTTGCTGGTAGGTCTCTTGGCGATTGAGAACATATCCATAATGGTTACAAAATCTCTCTGGTCGACAACGTCCCTCATCTTTTCTAGGTCCTTGTCAGCCGTAGCGCGATCATCATAAGTGAAATAGTAAGAAGAGGATGAAGGTGCGTTCCGTCTAGCTGACTTCTGCTGGCTCTTCTTACTGTAGGATGTGTAAGAGCCTCCTCGTCTGTTGTTCCTGCTGTGTCTTTGTCCACCGCCGTACAGAATATAATCAGTAGCTGTGTAGATGACATCCCTGATTCCGTCAATGACAGTGGGGATAATCACCTCTTCAAGCACAGTCTGTCCTGCGCCTTCGAAGTTGTCGGCAATATGTATACGGCCAAACATCCTGCCGAAAAAACCATGACGTCTTTCTACAGGCGGTTCGAATTCTTCTGTGGTAGGCGGCGGTGCCTGTTCGTGGCGTCTTGCTGCGTCACTGTTATTGGTTACGATGTCACTAAGCTTTACTTCAGCCATGTTCATCTCCTCAAAAATATAAGAGCCACTGTAAAGTTCTACAGTGACCCTTGCCATCAGTTACTCATCATCGTCTTCGTGAAGTTCCGAGAACAACGATGTCATCTCTTTCCATGCTCTCTGAATCTTGGGGAGTGCCTTTGCGCCTGCTGTGAAACCTCCTGCGGCTCCAATCAGGGCTCCGACAAATCCGCCAATGATCTTGAGCAAGACCAGTGTATTCATCCTTTCTCCTTTCTTGCTTAACGATAGTTACCTATTATAGGAACTGTAATTTTCAAGCAAATCAGAAGTGCTTAACATCTCCAATTACATCAAGGAGCCAGAACCCAAAGGTAATACTTGACTGACCAAGCCATCTAATAAGTTTCTTCATATTAACCTCCTAAGAAAAAAAAATAAAAAAGGAGAGGACCAGCTTTTGTTGCTGACCCCCTCCCGGTTGATTAAGCCTCAGTTGCCTCTGCCTCGTCAGGTTCCGGCTCAGTTTCAGGTTCGAGTTTGGTTTCCTCTACAACCCAGCCCGTCTCTTCCGTCTTCTCGTCCTGCTCTTCCTCAGAGTCATCTGCGATCTTGCCGGCTTCAACGATCTTCGTAGCCGCTGCTACAATACCAATTGCTCCAGCAACGGTACCCAGCAGGAACACAAAGATCCCTTTCAACCATGCAAACACAGTCTCCTTGGAAGGCAGTTTGAGTTTCGGGAGTGCGATCTTGGGAAGTGAGAATTTCTTCTTCTCTTCCTTCTTGTCCTCACCGGAATCCTGCTGATCGTTTTCAGTTCCTTCCGTCTTCTCATCCGGGGTCTCGGGATTCTTTACATCCTTCTGATCCTCTGCCTTCTTTGCATCATAATCCTTTGCTACCTTGTTTCTGTTGGACATAATAAGTCCTCCTTTCTTAATGTATAACACAAGAACTATTTCTTGCTATTATAGGAGCTGTTATTTGTGCACAGCCCCTATGTTACCAAATATAATTAGCGATTCTCGACAGGCTCACACGGCATGTTGTCGAGCACAACCAGATACCCAGGATACTTGCCCTTATACATATGCTGCTTCAGTTCAGCATGGAGTTCATCCTTAGCCCATCTTCTTATGTCACTGGGATTTGCCCCGCAACCGCTGCTATCAAGGCTCCATCCATAGTCCTGATTAGGCGGATACGCGCATTTGTAATTGTAGAAGTAGTCAAATACAGGAAGCTCTTCGTTGTCAGCTAACTGGTCGATATTCTCGTTAGTTCGATCTGCATACTCGGCAGGAGTCATCCAAACCGTTATACCCAGGCCATCCCATGTGTAAGGATATATAACATCAATCTTATCCGTTGGATCTTCATCCCATTGGGTCATCTGGTCCTTAACCTTGACAATTTCCTTGGCCTTGTCAGGGCCTACTACCTCCTTTGCTGCTTCTACGAGATTAACATTATCCTGTGTGACAACGGCCGCAATGCCTGTAACAGTGGCGAGTTTTCCCAGAACTTTCTTCCAGGCAAAAATATGCATCGCTAAACCGGAAACTGTAGCGATTACTGTCTTAGGCATTCTGCTGACTACTGTAGCGCCCTTCTCAAAAATATTCATATCAGGGTTCTCTGCTACCTTCTCTTCTAATGCCTCTAATGCTGCAGGGCTTTCCTTTGCCGCAAATATAACACCTGTTACAAAGCATATAGCACTGCCAACCGCCATAATCTGGGGACCATACTCATCTATGCCCTTCCCGATAGCGCTGGCAAATTTGGCTATGTTCTTGAGTTTCATTTCTACCTCCAAAAAAAATATAAGAGGACCCGTAATCAATCTTACGAGTCCTCTATCTCAGTTACTCTTTTTCTTTAGCCTTCTTTATGGCCTTTTTCGTGGTAGTCATCTTCCACACTACTCTTGCAATCATGTAGATGATAATTACCGGCATCAGGTACAGTGCCAACTCGAATCCAAGCGCCAAAAGAGTTCCAATCGAGCATACTCCTAACACGAGTGCTCCGATAGCGAACCCGATCAGCACCACGATAAGGCAAAATACCAATATCATAGTTACCATCCTGCTCCTCCTTTCCAAAAATATTTCAATGCTACCTACTATAGGAACTGTAAAATATAATCAGACCTCGAGGTAACACTCCATAGGATAGTAGCCTGCAGGAATACGGATGATATGCAGATCTTTTCCGTACTTCTCAAGTTCCTTGTCTTTCATTTCTTCGACAGGAATAACTTCGATAGTATAGGGTATAGCTCTGTGCTCATAATAATCATCGCTAGCAGGCCATCCAAAAGCCCAGCCTAATCCGCTTGGGACCAAACCCCACGCTGTAAACAAGTCGTTATATGAACTTGCTGGCGGTAGATTCATATCACTATGCCCATTGTAAGGAAGATCCATTCCATCATCTCTTTCAGCATTGAAGTTTTCGAAGCCTCTTCTCACCGCTTCTTCTGATGACAGGAACAATCGCCCAGACCATTCGTCAAGGAACAATTCATCTCCGTAACCGGTATCTTCGATCGTCTGATACTTCCAAGGTTTACGCTTTTCATTCTCAGCGATCTTCTTCTCAGCCGTAGCCAGAGCGACTTCCTTCTTGACCTTTGCAAGAGCTTCTTTGCCGCCTGGAAGCTTAACGATTTCCTTCTCTACTGCATCTCTCTGACTGACAAGTCCTGCAATGGTGCCAGATAAAGCTACAATCTGCAGACCACTGAGGTAGCATGATGTTACAACGCAGAACACGGTTACGCCACCTATGACAATGGTTTTGCCAAATGCAGGAACTACTCTGGGAATATAATGCTTGGAGATAGCCCAGACGCCTTCCTTAGGAGCGGTTTTCTTAGCTTCTCTGATAACATCGCTGCCATTGATTCCTTCGAGTGCCGCCATTATTGCTGTAGCCACGACACCCGCCACAGCCAATGCGCTAAGCACCTTAGGATTGAATATCTTATCAAGCTTGATCATTGGTTCCTTCCTTCCTATTCTTCACAAATTCCAAATATGCCTCATAGCAGTCAGGGCAAATTTGAGAAGTATTTAAGCCATATTCGCTGCGTCCCTCTATTGATGCCCAGGCTTCGCCAACAACTTTAGTGCCTATAGGAATCTCTTTCTTGTCAGCGTCGCTTTTCTTACTTAAGAAACCGGCAGCCATGGTGTTTCCGTATTCTTTCACAGGATATGGCTTGTATGGTTTACCGCACCAGTCACAGAAAAAACCTAACATAGTACCTCCTCCTAAATATAATTAATCTTTCTTTTTGGAGTACTCGGGGGACCTGTATAAAAAGTCTGCGGTTTTTGCATTAACTTTGATTAGCATAACGAGCAACCGCGTAATGAAAATCGGTGCGTTATGTTCCCAGCACCACGTCCACATATTGACATACCAAATAAAGCGTCCAACATGAATTTTGAACAGAGTGTTCGTAATTCTTTCTGCCATAATGCTCCTCCTAAATATAATTAATCTTTCTTCTTATAGTACTCAGGTTTGTGCGAATACTCTCTTGCCGGAATAGCCAGACAGTCATTGCATTTCTTATAAGGATCGCTCTCCTCTTCATCCTTGTGAATGCATGTACTGCAGTACTTATCAAATTCTACAAATTTCAGTTCATCCATTGTTCTTAATCCTCTCGCGAATATAAGAAGAGACCGAGGTTTGTTCTTCCTCAGCCTTCTTCACCACACTATTCAGTTCATCAGTTGACAGCCTAATCCGTACAGACTTGTCCTTACGGTCTCCTGCAGGAAGAGGCGGTCTACCAACTTTACGTTCGTGCATTAATTTCCTCCTTTATCAAGTACTTTCATCACAATATCTTTCATAGCATCAGTAAAATAGTCGTAATCCTCGACTCTGGTTTCTGCAGCCTTGAGCTTGACCAAAGCGTCTCCATACTTGGCTTCCAGTTTCTGCACATAATCAGGATCGTACTCAGGTTCGATGGTTTCCTTATCGTGAGGAGTCTCGTCCTTAAGCTTTTCAATAAGCCTGTTAAGCTCCTGATTCTCCTTAAGCACCGCTATGTACTTAGCCTCATACTCCATAGCCGCTCCGTGTGCAGCATCGAGAGTCGCTTTAATGTCCTTAATATCCTGCTCGTATCTCTGAGCCATTGCCTTATTCTCGAGCTTATACTGCCGAATATCATCCTGAAGCTCCTGGTTCTCAGCTTTGATATTAGGCCCAGGCTCAGCCAGACGCAAAACCCTCTTGAGTCTGCTCTTGACATCATCCATGCGTTCTTTCTCAGCGTGGAAGAATCTCTTGCCGAAGGTTTTGTATCCTCTCTGGCACACATTGGTGACATCTACATAGAGCTTGTTGCCGGTCTCAGGATCGTCACCGATGTAAATATGGTTCGGGTCATTAAGATTGAGATTCGGATGGCCTTCGGGAAAGATTCCGAGAACCATCGCCTTACGCTCCCACGGTACCAGTACAAGATACTTGAAATATAATCCTTCACCAGATCTGCTGGAGCACTCTACGACATCACCGGTTTTGCAGAACTCGCCGCACTTAATGATTGTGCTAGGATCTCTCTCGACTCCGCCCATTGCTTCTTTGTCAGTATCCTCCATAGTATTCTGAGACTTGTCCTCAGGCTTCTTCCAGAAATATCTGTGAGTAGAACCATAGCCCTGCTGTCTGCGATCGATGTAACCGTTGTTGAATAAGGTCTTGACGTAATGGCGAACTGTCTCTGCAGGCATGTTAAAGGCGATTGCGATGTCTTTGATGGTTACGCCCTGCTCGCTGTTTGCAGAAATATAATCAAGAATCTTCTCTGACTTTTCGTTTGCTTCCTTTGTCTTGTAGTTACTCATTCTGTTCTCCTTTTCTAAAAATATAATCGCTTGCCTCCTACAGCAAAAACAGAAGAGCCGCTGTATTCTTTTACAACGACTCTTCGCCAGTTCCTTAGATACTATGTGTTACTCTGACTTCTTGTTTTCGAACATGATCCAGAGTACTCCTATTAAGATAAGTACGATACCGAAACTCATGCCTTCTTCTCCTTTCCCAAAAATACAAAGTTTATAGTGTCTATATTAGGAACTGTAATTTGTGTACACCATGAAAAAGACAGAGGACCTGACATTTCTGCCAAGTCCTCCTTTGGTTACTGACTTACGTTCTGGGCTTATGCCAGAAATTGGTGCTGCGGGTATTGACGTAATTTCCGTCTTCCTCCTCCCGCAGAATGGTCGAGGCTTGATAAATGCATGCCCCGAGCCCCAAGACTGCAACAAGTACCCTTCCGATAAAGTCCAAGATACGGCCGATGAGATCTCTCTTAGAGCGAGTGTCAGAAGCAGCCTTATTAATTTCCGCAGCTTCCTTTTCAGATGCGGCTCTGGTCTCTGCTACCTGCTGATCGTTAAGTGCTTTCATCTCCGCGATCGCCTTTTCATTCTCGGCTCTCATCTTCTCGATTTCCAGCGCCTGCTCCAGCTTCTTCAGTTCCAGTTCAACCTCTTTCTGCTTGGTTGCTGCGTCCAACTCGGCTTTCTTCCACTCAGTCTCCCAGTGGAGTTGCTCATTGTCCTGCTTAGCCTGTTCGTTTCTGGCCTTTGCAACATCTCGGAATTCGCCTACAGGGATAAACACATTCCCTTGTTCCTCTTCCGATTCTGCAGCTGATGAAGTTCCGGCAGAAATCATGTCCGCCAAATCATCTGCTATTTTATCCAGTTTCTCCATTTGCATAATAAATCCTCCTTTTCTTATGCAAGCCAATAGTTACCTATTATAGGAACTGTAAAATTCAAGCATCCTTATGAATGACATCGAGTCTGATGGTATCGGCCTGTACCACCTCCTCGTAAGGAACTTCCCAACTGATAGAAGCGATTCCCATCATCTCATCGACAGTCATAGTGCCCTTGCGCTTATCAGGCTTTTTGGAGTATCTTCCAGCCAAAAAACCGCTTATAAAAAATATAATCAGCAGAATAATCGCTAAAGTGAGTGATATTTCGATCATATTTGCTCATATTTCCTTTCTACAAAATATAATCAGCTTGTCCAGCCTGGTGTACTAGTCCGACGCATAAGGCTATTAAACTCACGCTCTTCTCTGCGTCTTTCCCGGTCGTTAAGTATGCGCTGTTCTTTAAGCATTTTCTCCTCGTCTTTGGCAGCTTTTTTCTTAGCTCGCTCGGCTTCTTTTTCAGCTTCTGCCATTGCCTCCTTTCTAGTAAGAAAAGCGATTTTACGGTCAAGCTCGGGCTGAATCTTCTTCGTGTAGGCGTCGACCTCATCTTTGTGCTCACGGTTCCATGCTTCGATTTCCGTCAATAACGGATCAAGCACAATGTCATAAGGATCTTCGCGATATTCAGTTTCAAAGTTTAAAAGACGTTCAAAGCCAACTGCCTCAAAAAATGGCCAATATTCGGTTAGCTTCAAATTTTCCTGAACGATCCTGTATATATGCTTTTGGCGACTGTCGAGCTGCTTAATTTCCCGCTCAAAGGTCTTTTTCCATTTAGGATCAACAACCCATTTCTCAAGATTGCAGTATACTGCCCAACAAAAATCCCGCTGCTTAACCGCTGAATTCAGCATGCATCGATAATTGTTTTCTTCGTATTTGCTTTTAGACAGCCGCATCATACAAAAATAATTAAGTGTTGTAATCCGAGAAAACTCTCTCTTAATTCTATACATGTCCATAGCGTACTCTACATTCAAGAGAGATATGTCTCCTTCTTTAAGAGGAGATTTACGTTTATCCTCTATCCAATCCTGTATGATACGCTGCCCATACAATCCTCGTCCCATCGCCTGTAACTCCTTTCTACAAATATATCCGCTTACCTCGTCACCTGCGTACGGGTTTACTGCTTACGATCTATGTAGCTCATTCCGTCACCTCTCAATAATTAATAGCCTCTTGGCGATTGATAAAAAAGTGGATTCCTGGGCTGCATTCACTCCACCTGTCCTCACAGAAGTTGTCAACGCTTACCGTTTTGCCTACCTCATAAACAAAGTTCGAATCATAGCCGCTCTTAACCTTTGTAACATTAGCTTTGGTGCCATCAACGTTCTGAATCTCAAGAACCTTTGCCTTGTCGCATCTGCATTTGCGACCTGTTGCGGAGAGCCTTTTTGCATCCTCTGGGATTTCTAGCACAACAATGTAACCAGACGCTTTTTTGAAACCTATGAACATCCCAAAGTCGGGGCAAGCATAAGGGATATATGGAACATTCTTTGCTCCACTGAGGTTTGCTCCACAGAGGTCTGCTCCACTGAGGTTTGCTCCACTGAGGTTTGCTCCACTGAGGTCTGCTCCACTGAGGTTTGCTCCACTGAGGTCTGCTCCACTGAGGTCTGCTCCACTGAGGTCTGCTCCACTGAGGTCTGCTCCACGGAGGTTTGCTCCACGGAGGTTTGCTCTAAAGAGGTCTGCTCCACTGAGGTCTGCTCTAAAGAGGCCTGCTCTAAAGAGGCCTGCTCTCATGTCTCTCCATCCTTCGCAATCCTCCTTCCACCAATGCTTGTGATTCTCAATGACCTCTGCCAATGTCCTATTGCCAATCTTAATATCTTCGGGTTGTCTCATTCCGTCTCCTCCTAAAAATAATTAAGTAAAAAAAGGAAAGAGCCGTTGCAATTTCCGCTAACGACTCTTCCAAATCCATTATTCAGTTGTCAATCCGTAAAGTGGATCAGGCTCACTCTTCCACGAACTTCTCCTCAGGTGTATCCTCAACCTGAACAAAGTCAACACCGTTCGCTTTTGCGACAGCGCATACTACGATACCTGCTACTGCCACCACTACGATACCTAAGATTGCTTTCTTCATTTCATTTCTCCTTTTAAGTTTGTTTGTGGTCAATAAGTTTCTATATTAGGAACTGTAATTTATGCACACCAAAAAAAGAAGAGGCCCTGTAACGAGCCTCCTTGTGGGTTTAGATGTGAAACAGATATGTAATCTAATTCATCTCCTTTCTTCTATATTAAAAGCTGTAATTCTCGTACACCCGAAATTACAAAAATAAAAAGAACCTGTTAAGTTCAGTTTGAGCACTCCGTTCTAAGACGGCTCAGTGACTTACTGTGGATGGTCCTTACGCCTTAACACGCCCCCATCACGAGTGGTTGTCATCCATTGATTCTTTCTATAATAAGGGCTGTAAATTGTGTACACCCGAAAAATAAAAGGCTTTGTCACTATCGTCGCCCTGGACATTTACCGTGGTTGACGAACCCTCTTTTAAAGGCCTTTATCCAGACCTCCCTGATAGTTTCATATGCTTCTCAGGGTTACCACACATGGGCACGGTTCCTTTTATTAGAGGTGAGCCACGCTACTGCTTATACATAGGTAGCTGTTACTTCCACAGCAGCCTCCCCTGCTTAACAGGTTCGTTGGCTTCTTAAGGGTGCCTATGTTTACCTCTACTATAAAAACTGTAGAATATAATCAGGAAAAAAGAGAAGCGCCTGTAATAGACGCCTCTCACAACCTCCTTTCAAATCTCTTCATCAAAACGTTCTTTTACATATTTTCTGATCATGTAGTCGTTGTCACATCCAAGCTCGTCCCTGCATAATCCGTATGCCGTGGCTTCGATGACTACATTGAAGCATCCGATATATACCACCAACCAGGCCAGCACCAATTCAGGCCAATTGGGAGCGCCTATAAAAGCCTCTACAATTGCGCTGAAAATGGTGATAACGCCTACGGTGAATATCGCTGCTATTGCGTCCAACGTCACCAGTGCAAGCACACTTTCTTTGCCCTGGCGAGCACATTCCTGAACGACTAATTCCCATTTTCTAAACATTTTCATATTGTTCTCCTTTCTTTAAGGTTAGTTGTTTCTAATATAAGAACTGTAAAAGGCAAACATGGCAAAAATAAAAGGAATAGGAGCCCTAAATTATGCTCCAAATTCCTCAATGTACACCGTCCACTCTAAGACGGTATCGATAGTTATTACATGTTTCTCTTCTTTCTTTTTATTCAGTTTTAGTAAATTCCTCAACCACTTAATCATGCTCTTGCCTCCTGAATATCAATAACGTCCATGATAATTCTGCAGCTAACACATACGATTAACATAATGATTGCCATTTTATTGCCTCCTTATAGATAGAAATCTAGTGTAATCTTTCTATAATAAGGGTTGTAAATTGTGTACACCTAAAATTAGAAAAAAAGAAGAGCACCTGTCTTAGATGCTCTCTTTATCCATATTCAATTTTCTCTCCACCTTTTCTCCCATGTAAGTACATAAATCGGGAATGCTACTAATACCATAATAAGTGCTACTCCAAGCACCATATCAATAATTCCTAACATTGTTTTGTACCTCCTATATTTAAATGGTGTATTCTTTCTATAATAAGGGCTGTAAATTTTGTACACCTGAAAATAAAAAAGAGGAGGAGCGGTTAAACTCCTCACTCCGTATTCTTACTGTTCCATGAACTGTTCGTAGCCGTACTCTGCTGCCACCATCTGTCCGGGACCTTTGCCCTGGATCTCGACCATTCCGTTTTCAACTATTACGGAAACCCAATCGAATCCATCATCATTGGTCTCTTTGTATGTGACAATCAGAGTGTACGTTTCACGCTCATAGTCAACATTCTTGACTACGGACTTGACTTCTCCGTCCTCCTCAATGTCCAAATATTCAATTTCTTCAACGATCTCTGAGAAAGTGTATTCAGTTGTTGTCTCAGCCAATACGACAGGTTCTTCCGCCTCCTTTGCCATTACCGGCATTGCGGTTGCCATTGCCATAACTACTGCTACTACTGCCATAAACATTTTCTTCATTTCATTTTCCTCCTAAGTAAATTGAATCAGCATTATTGCTATAATAATGGTTGTAAATTGTGTACACCTAAAATTAGAAAAAAACGGAGAGCCACTGTAAGAAAAAACGGAGAGCCACTGTAATTCACAATGACCCTCCTCGATATTATTCTTTAAATTCACGATCTAATGCTCTATTCAGTTTTCTTTTCTGTATAATCTTCTTGTTAATCTGTGAACGGACCAACATGAGAGTTTCTCTAATTTCATCGAAATCTACAGCGTTGATCGTTACGACAATTCCGTTCTCTTCATCTTTATCGCCTATAGTCATAGCGATAAGATAGTCGTCTTTGTCTTCTATCAACTCGAAATTCAGATCCCAATCTTTAAGAATCTCAAGGTCTCCGCCTCTTTCAACTCTACCGATTACCATATAGTCTCCTTTCTCTACAGCACAGTTTGCTATAACAAGAGCTGTAAAAGAAAAACAGAGAGCCACCGTAAATTTGGCGACCCTCCGTCTTTTCATCAGATAGCAAATTTGCCGTCAATATAAGCTTCTATAAATCCAGAATCTTCGATTATCTCCCGAACATCTTTTGCCCATGCTTTTGCCTCTTCAGCAGACTTGCTCTGTTCAAGTGCCGCCTTCAACCCCACGATTTCCATGTCAACTCTGGCATAGAACGTTTCAATAAGATCTACGTCTTCAGCCTTGTCAGCAATCAACATTTCGACCGCCCGTTTTCTCCGCTCCACTTCGCCAGCGCCTAGTCCGGTAAAGAGCCCCGCTATGTAATGCTTTTTGGTTATACTCGTTTGATCTTTCAGATTACTCATTTTCTTACTCCTTTCTTAAACAGCATTATTGCTATATTAAGACCTGTAAAAGAAAAACAGAGAGTACCAGTAAGATTCTACAGGTACTCTCCTCAACATTAGCCAAACTTCTCAACTAACATTTTCCTAAGCATGGCATTTTCTTTCTTGAGCGATTCCATCTCCATAGCATAGATTCCGATTGCCGAATATAGCTCTCCAAAACTCTGAATGACCTCTATGCCGAGGCCACCATAGCTATTTTCTTGTACAGCCATCGTCAAATTGTCCAATGCGATACGAATATTGTCTGCTCCAGTCATTTTGTACCTCCTTTGAAAAATAGGTTGTAAAGTTTCCTATTTAAGAACCTGTAAAATATAACCATCACCTAACTTTATCTAGCAGCCACTACTTCAGGCGTATGCAACAGCGCGTTGGACTAGAAGACGTTTACTGCTTCCATTCTACTCGTCATTATTGTGTCTCTTCGCTTCATGCCAACGGACTGCCAGACGCCTACATTATGGAACGAGGTGGTTGGTCGACTCCTGATGTCCTTATCTACGTCTATCGCCACACCATATCTGATGAGACTGCTGCTCTTACGGACAAGGCGCTAAATCACTTCGATTCCGTGACCAAATTCGTGACAAATTAGGTTCTCAAAACTGAAAAAATAATAGCATTTGTAAGAAGTGTTTCTCAGAAATGCATAAAGAAAGCCCCCTAGACACCGGTGATGATGCCTAGGGGTGATTTTGTGTGAGTGGAGATAGCGGGATTCGAACCCACTTTACATTGCCCATAAATATAAGCTTTAGCCACTACTCATGACCAATTCCGTGACCATACGTCTCCACTTTTTATTTGTTAAACATGTGCTAGCAGGGATGTTCAACTCTTAATGTTCGGCGGGCTCTTCTTCCTCGTCCTCCGTTATTACAGGGAACTTATCAGCGATCGCATTGGCCCCTCTGCCGCCGGTGCCGTTGATACATGCTACAGCCTCAGCAATATTCCTTGCGTCATCGATACCCGAAGCGTTAGGATATTTCTCCTGCAGCTTTTCAAGAATTGTGTTAGCCATAATTCACCTCATCCATTCAGAGCGTCCATCATGCGCATATACATACGGCGCTCTTCTTCGTTGTGTGCGTTTGCAAGTTTCATTTCCAGATCGTGTCGCATAGTCTGCTTGGCTCCATCATCCCTGGAATATCCCATTGAAGAGGAGTAGCGGCCCATAGAGTCTCTAACCTGAGAAGACCACATCGGCATCTGGGTTCTTGAGTTTCTCCCGTAGTAGCCCATAGAAGAATACATCTCCTCCTCAGGATCCTTGCCGTACTCTTCCATAGCGCAGATAACAGAGCAATCCTTAATGATATCGATTGCTTTATCCATGCGCTGCAGCTCATCGGGAGTAATGTCGCCCTTCTTATTAATCTTATCGATCTGCTTGCACAAGAGGTCGACAAAATCTGTAATTGTGTTCATCTGTTCACGAGTCATAGACATAATATAATTCCTCCCCTTAGTTAGTGGGCGGCATGATGATCAAGTGAGGTTTATTGACATCAACAGCAGCGCCCGTAATGTTCTTCACCGCGATCTGTGTGCAGCAACCAACCGGAATCGTTATGAGCTTTGCAAGACTGATATTGAACAGGGCTTCCGCCACAGTAGGAGTTGTCGTAGCTACAACGGTCTGGTCGGCCTCTCCGTTAATGGAAATTGCAAATGAAATGGGTCCGGGTGTGCCGCCTTCAGGTATGCTTACATTGGCATGATACAGCGCAAGAAGCCTTACATATCTTGTGCAAGGGTTTGCGACCTGAGGCTTAATGGTAAAAATGCCAGAACCATTACCGTGAAGAATTAAGCCCCTAGCGCAAGGAGTAATATTATCGAAGAGCACGTTCTGGTTGTCTTCGACAGTCTGATCCTGAACACTTCCATATTCTGCTGCCATATTTATTCCTCTTCTTTCTTATCTCCGTTCTGGAGCGTATCGTCTACATTGTTAATGACATCTCTGACAAACTTGGGAACTGGTATTCCAAGTTCGTCAGCGTTCTCCAGAATTGACATGATCTCCATAAATATAATGTAGAAACTGATGCAATTCATGATCACGTTAGGAAGCATAAGGCCATATGAAATCAGTTCTCCAACCACCAGAATCATGATCTCTCCAGCTTTCTTAGCAAGACCCGCACGCATAATTGCAGACTGGAAATCATTATGCGCCCAAGCTTTGATGATACCTGTAAGCACGTCGATCGCCATCAGCCCCAGCGGAATGAATAATACCCACAGTTCATTACGAAAATGAAACTGCTCTACAAACTGTAAAATATCTTCCATCTAGTCCTCCTCAGGCAACACCGCAATTGCAGCCAAAGGTCTGGGGAGCACAGCAGTTAGGGTTCTGG